GCTCCCCAAACACCCGTACCATTTACTTGTAAGTTATATGCACCTTGGTCAGTTGTTCCTGCTATGTAAACTTCTCCAGAATTTGTTATTCTCATTCTTTCTGTATAAGCACTACTACTTCTAAAAATAATACTACCGTGAGTAGCACTTGAAGCATTTGAGTTTATAAAAAATATATTGCTTGCCTGTTGAAGGGAAGATGAACTTACACCATCATTCATCCATATATTTTCGGAAGTACCATTTGTAGAATAAATAGCACCATTTACTTGTAGTTTAAAGTTACCTGCATCTGTGGTGGTGTTTATTAATAATTCCCCCCCACTTGTTATTCTCATTCGCTCGGTTAATGAGCCACCTGTTCCAAAAACCAAATTAGATGTTGCAGATAATCCTAAATCAGTAGTAGCCCCACTTGCTATTGTTGCATTGGCAGTTCCTAAATATCCTCTATTAGCACCATTATATTGAACTTGCAAGTAAGTTCCACTTGCTCCATTCATATTCATAGTTCCTTGTAGGTCTAATTTCTCTGCCGGGGAAGTTGTACCTATACCTACATTGCCACCACTTGTTATTCTCATTCGCTCGGTGGCATTTGTTGAGAACAACATATTAGTATTAGCAGCATTATACAAAGTAGAATTTCCAGAAGCATCGCCTAACACACCTACATAAAAACCTGTATTATATGTATTTTGAAAATGCACTTGTGGTGCTGAACTGTTTATGTGTAAACTAACATCTGGGGCAGAAGTTCCGATTCCAACTAATCCCGCTGATGTTATTCTCATTCGCTCGGTATTGGAAGTATGAAAATTAATATAACCAGCTTCACGATTTTTAATAATCATATCATTATCATACATTACAATTTCACTTCCATCATTAATAGTAGTACCACTTGATGATGTTTGTAATTTTAATGTACTTGCCGTAGTTCCGTATAAATTTAATACAGTACCATCTCCTACTGGCGAAGTCGTTCCTATACCTACATTGCCTCCATTTTTAACAGTTAATATATTAGATAGTGAGCCATTTACTATATTAAAATCTCCTGTTGTTAAAATTCTTACATCATCTGTACCGCTTGGTATTCCAATCATATCAGTAAGTAAACTTCCGCTACTTCTTCTTGCTCTATAAAATTGACCATTTGGTATTTCAAAACCTCCACTTGCCGTAACCGATGAACTAAATGTAGCTGCACCTGTTACTTGTAATCTACTACCATTATCACTTGTTCCCCCTACAAGTACATTGCCCCCCGAGGTTATTCTCATTGCTTCTGAAAAACTAATAGTTGAACCCGAAGCACCCGAAGCAGCATATTGCCAAATATGCGCACCACCACTTTGATTGTAAGATGAAGCCTCACCAATTACTTTACGGATATTATTTGTTCCGTTATTGTAACTGTTATTCTGTAAAGAAACAGTACTACCGGTAGATACTAATGTACCCAATGAACCAAACTCAAAAGCAATCTGACCTGCGGGCCAAGTATTAGGAGTTAATCCCAAACCTAAATTCCCACTTGCGTCTAATGTCATTCTTGTAATTCCGGAAGTACCTATTGTTAAAGCATCATTACTATGAGTATATCTTAAGAATCCCCTATATGCTTGGTCTCCTGTTGTTCCATCAGCTAAATATAAATTGCTTGAACCTTCAGCAGAATTTCCAAATATTGTAATTCCTGCATCTGATGTTCCACCTACAACTAAATTGTAAGCATTGGCATTATAACTACCAGGAGTTGTAGTGTTAATTCCTATTAAACCAGATTGGTCATAAATAACACTATTCCCTATTGCAGATGAAGAAGTAAACTTGGGTATGTAGTTGGTAGTGCCTGATATTCTTGTATTAATCAAAGAGGCTACTGAATCCACCCCTTTCTGTCTCCAAGCCCTTGTACTTAAAAGTAAAGTATCAGCAGCTATAGTTCCCGAAGTTGTAAAAGTACCCCCTGTAATACCTGTACCCGTATTAGTCGCTACACTCGTAACTGTTCCTACATTATAAGTCCTATTGGCTGATAAATCCTGTGTAGTCCCGTTAATAGTGATAGTCCTTGAGTTAGGCACATACCCGCCCGTAATTAAAGAAGCTACAGAATCAATACCCTTCTGTCTCCAAGCACGAGTGGATAATAATAATGTATCAGCATAAACTGTCTGACCGGTATTCTTAAGGCCTACTCCCGCCAAACGAAAGTATGGGTTTAACATAGCTGTAGTGTCAGCCTTTCTCAAATAAGGAGAAAGCATTGAGGCTGTATCTGAAGGACCAATCTTATTGTTAAAAATTGTCCAATCAGCAGAACTTAAAGCACCCCTATTAGTCGCTGAGGCTGTTGGTAGGTTAAAAGTATGGGTAGCAGTAGCCGAATTAATATTAAAGTCTGTTCCTGAGGTTCCTGTTACTAAATACTGAGCAGGAGCAGTTAACCCATTTATCGCACCAATACCTGTAGTAAAGGTTGTATGAACCTCACCCACATATCCATTCTGAGTATATAAAGTAACAGTCTTACCATTTGTATTTGAGATATAAAATTGAATGACTATCCGATCTGTAATAGCCAAAGTTGTTGTAGGAATAGTAACAGACCAACTATATAAATTAGGGGTAGCCCCTTCAGTAATTTGTTCTATGGGTGAAGTAGCAATAGTAGTAATAGTAGAACCATCCCACTTTTCCACCTCAATCCATATCTCAGCGTGATTTGAACCACCACCTGTCTCACTTAGCCAAGCATCTACACTCCAAACACCAGCAGGAATCTGCACAAGTCCAGGCTTTCCCGGATCAGTAATAAAGTTGGCAATATTTCCTGTAGTTGACCTTGTAAAGTTAGCAGCAGCCCCTGTGTTAGCAGTATCACCTAACTCATACATTTGAATACCACCAATAGTACCCATATTAACTCCACCATTGAAGTAGTAAACCTTACCACCTCCTCCACCACCAGGTGAGCCTGTACTATCGTTAAATGCCCAAATATGATTCCCACCTTTTACATAAAAAACAGAATCAGAGGCATTTTTCTTATAAACCTGAGTGACATATTTATTAGTCGTATCTGAAGGGTTTAAAGAACCTCTTACTTTAATCCACTGAGTTCCAGTATAAGTGTAAACACTTGAATCTGCAGTATTATAAAACAAACCGCCAGCATTAGTTGAACCCCCTGTTCTTAATGATGGGGTAGCCCCTTTAGGAATGTGAAAGGTAGAGTCAAACATACCAGCAATCCACCGATACCGCCCATTGATGTTTGTGTAATTACTTGGAGCCTGTGCTAAAGCTGTCTGCCCTAATACAAGCAAAAAAACCAGTTTAAGGATTTGTTTCATATACTATATTTATAGATTCGCCTTGATTAATTGGTTGCTGAGGATTAAGCATAATAGTTCCCGTTGACGGAAAATACTGATACCATAAACCCCCACTAATTAAAACACCATTGTCTAATGTTCTATTCATAACATTCCCCTCACGACTAAGCATTAAAATCTTTGTATAAGCAATAGCCGCATCCGTCACACCCGTAAACCCTTCTAAAGGGTAATATGTTTTTTTTACTACCATTAGTCTTTCCACATTGCCCAAACAGTCTCGTTTGGATTAAAAGGTATGTTTGAATCAAATGTAATCCTACCCAATGCACTATTAAATAGCGCAGTCCTATTTGATGGACTTCCCGTGGTAATAGGATCATATACAGTTCCCTCTCTTGCAATAGCCAAAATCTCTTTTCCAATCAAACTCTTACCACCTACAGACAGACCACTAATTTGATTCTGTCCTGAAGTAGTAGTCCAATAGTCAGAGTCGACATTCTCATCTGAGGGAGGACTTGATGGCACCTCATCCATTGTAAAGGCACCCGTTCCGATAATATTTACGGTACATTGTACAAAACTCTGCACATCACCGCTGATAGGTAAGTTTTGAATTAAAGCCTCACCCTCAATAGTTCTAACATCTCCATCTAAGTTAGTAAACTCAAATTGCCAGTTTAAAGCCGCCCTTCTTACAGATTGTTGCATTAAGTAAAAAGGAGAATATCTTTCGCTGGTATCATTCGTAACCAATACCCCTGATGCAGAACCCGACCACTCAGTTCTTCTTATCCGTCTTTTAGTAAATAGCCCATCATTAACTGAGGTCCTATTAATAATCTCATTAGTCATCTCAAATGAGCAAGACTTAGCACAAAACACAGGGCGATAGTTTCCATTAACTAAAATGGAAGCAATCATATTCGTACCTTTTACTACTTTACCGTCGTTCATTTCTGAAAATATTTAAATGTATGGCCATCATAAGACTTAGGTATTGAGCCGTCTCCTACCTCAATCATATAAATACTCCACTCACAATTATCTGTATCTTGCTCGTAATGTAAACACTTAAACTGCTTATTATAAGTTGCAGGGTGAGTATCATTTTGCCTATACATGTGCATTAAATCAGGCAAATCAGGAAGTCCTAGATTGTCTACAGTATCAGTATCTAAACCATCGATAGTAGCTTCAAATATACTAAATACCCTATTATATTGATTCCATACAGCTTGATTCTGATGTTGGCCATAAGGTAACTGAGCAGATTGAGGCGCACCGCCGCCAGGATAATCTATAGAGTCATAAAAGTTTTCAGTTAATTCATACATATAAGCCTGAATAGTTGTACTTGCATCTACTTCAAAAACAGTGGCCTCATCAAATTCCAATACTGTCTTATTAGTAACAAAAGAATAGTTGGTTGCTACTATCCTAAATGTGCCATTGTTATTTGTGGTGTTTATGATTCTTATATAGTCATCCACATTAAAAATAGGTGTCAAAAAGCCATCCAAAGTTACACCATTGCCTGTTTCAAAGGCTGCATTTCCTGTATATAATGTATCTCCAATCAACCTTCTTAACATAGACCCTTTCATCTCTATTCTCGGGGCATCAGACATAGATACTGACTCCTCTCTTATTGCTAATGTGTCTATATCTTGCTCAGAGGTATGTTGCTGACCTGTATATTTTTGATAAGAGCCATTGACTCTTGGAGTAATGTCTATATTTAAATTAGAGAAGAATAAAGGGGCAAAAATATTGGAGTTAACACAAAGCCTTACCCAAATTTTTCCATCAGCAGGTACATCAATCTCACCTTGTATAGATGTATATTTTGGTAACTCATCCTCAGGATCTAATGCAGAATCTAACTGCAATCTCCACATTTGAGTAAATGGATTATCCGCTATTGCAGCAGTTAAAGGTTTTGGTTTTGCAACCCATTGATTTATTATTGGGTCACCTTCAGGAGTTAAAGAGGTAGTATCTAATTGCCATGTATAATATGAAGTATCCGATTCAAGCCATACATGTACTGGGTTTATAATGTTTAAATTAACATTTTGTCCTACATCAACAGATATATTTAATCTATCCCCTTTTTGCACATAGAAAGGAGTTGACTTAACATAATGGATAAAGTCATCACCGGCTACATCTTCGTGTTCAACCACCATATAGCGGTCCTTCTCATAGCCATACTCAAACTCCTTAATTATCTCACCTCTTGCACCTGCTTGTTTATAAAGGTCTAACCATATCCCACTTGTGCCATCACTAGCCCTAGCAAGAGTCCACCCCTGAGGGTTGTAAATTCCTGTGCTTGTTGGAGCAGTAGGATCAGGCTCAGTTGTAGCAATTCCCTTTTCAAAGTCTATATTTTGAACAATCTCAGCCGGATAGTTGTAATCAAACTTATGTATTACAGACTTATAAGGTCTTTGTAAAGAAAGTCTAGCATCATCATTCATAAAGGCCATAGTATAGTAATCGCTATCAGCCCCAATATCTTTTGCATAAAGCTCTGTAATGTAATCTACAGGGTTACCATTATAATCAAATCTACAAATCCTAAACTGAGCATAATTAGCCTCATCTATAGACTTAATAAACCACACATTCTTCTGTTGGCTTATCTCACAAAATTCGCCTAATATCTTTTTTAATACAGTATAACAATCCTCTAACTCACCTAAGTCAGCCTCAAATGTCTGAGCATCTAAGAATACGGTATTATAAAAGTGATACTCAGGATAATCATATATAGAGTTTACCTCTAGTAAATTCATCTGCACCCAAATCTCTAACTCAATACCTGTCTTTTGTAACGCCCAAGCTATGTATTTAATTAAAGGATGCGGACCTTGTAAGTAGCTACCATGATTATCTGTAAGAGGCACACTATCTAAAAATGCTATACCATCTGTAGCCGTTAATGTCAATACATTAGGATCAGGCTGGAATGTCTGACCTAAATCTGATAATGACAACCAACCTGTATATATTATTTGAGATTCAGCATTTACAGCTACTTCTACTTTATATTGAGTATCCCCACCCCCAGCAAATGTCATAGCATTTACATCATCATTAGTAAATACACTTATAGTGCAACTTTTACTTTTAATTGGTGTAAACTTATCTTCTGAATTATCTACTGTCTGTAAAACAATAGGAGCCTCAGACATTTCTAATTGATACTCTAAATAATATATGTAATATGTTTCAGTTGGCCCCGCTGACCTCACTACTTGTATTCTAATGTCATAATTACCAACAGCCACATTCCAAGTATAAAAATCTGTAGGCGCTGGGTTATTTACTGTAATATCTGTATAACTACCAACCCCAGCTAAGGAATAACCTATTATTAAACTTGTAGTATCTATTGGTAAGCCAGCCCAATTAACAGTCATGGATTGCTGACCACCACCTATAGGCACAGCTAAAAACGATAAACCGTATTCAAGTTCAGTAGTACTTAAATCTGTTATAGTTACATAAAAAGTCTGCTCATTCGGACTATTGTCCGTATAATCAACTTGTGTGTTAACAAAAGAACCTTTATATATACTACCCATTAACTCTTATTTGACTTCTTTGTGTTCTAGCGTAAGCTAGTAAAATATCTTGACCTCTAAGTACCGAACTTCTACCACCACTATTACCCATTCCACCACCCATAAATGAACCAACTTGATTATTTGGAACTATCCCACCACTTACTGCTGGCACAAATAACTCAGGGCCTCTTTCACCCACTATATATGGACTACCACCACTTACAGGACCTCCTAATGCTCTTGCTCCAACTCCTTGTGATAAACTTGCTCTTAATGCAGTAGCAGCTGCGATTAACCCAACTCCTGCAGCAATTGCCAATGGGCCACCAATAGGTGTAAATAATGTTTTTAAAGCCTCCTGTACTACTTCACTTAATAATCCTATTTTAATCAATTCTTTACCGATAGCTTCCAATCCTGATGCTAAAATATTAGCAAATGACATAAATGAATTATTCATATCACCTGTAACCAATGCTTCACCAAGTGCAGCACCTATAGTAGATATACCCTCGAGTCTAATATCTTTAACTATATTTATGATATTATTAGAGTATTCTTTATATTTTTCTTCTACTTCTTGTAATGCTTCTTGATTTTTCTTTGCGTCTGGACTTAAACTATCGGTGATCTTCTTTTTTATTTTATTAAGATCGGTTTCAAATGATTTTGGTAATTCTGTTGTTTTTAACTGTGGAGTTAATGTAATAACAATATTTCTATTTATAACATCTAATCTTAATTCTCTTTTCTTTGTTAAATCTAAATAAGCCTCTTGAATCTTTTTAATATTATTTAAAGTATCTCTAAAAGTTGAATCAGATTCGGCTGGTTTAAATAAATTTATTGATTCAAAAATTGATCTTCTGTTTCGTAAATCTAACTTTTTAAATTCCTCATATTGCTTTCGTCTAATTTCTATTCCTTTCTCATAGGCTTCAAATTCTTGCCTATTAATTAAATCATTTAATTGTTGTTGCGCTATAGCAGAATCTCTTAAAGCGCCTGTTCTTAATTCAACAAGATTTGTATATTTTTCAGCATTAGCAGCAATTAAAGAAAATCTTTTTTGATCTTCTGTACTTAAATTTTTAGTAAATTCGAGATTAATTTTTCCGGTTAATTGGAAATTTTCATAGAGTGCTACTAATTCTTTATTCGCAGCTTTTGCTATTGCACTAGTAGGTTTTTCAAGATTAACGGTTCCAGCTTGTAAATCCTGTAAACCTGTTCCTGTGGTTGCCTGTCCTATGCCTTTAACGGCATCTAAAAAATCATTAGCTTCTTTTGTTGTATTCTTATAACCTTCTTCAAGACTACCAATATAATAATTTAATAAATTAATATATTTAGCACTATTACCTACTTTACTTTGTGCTTCGTTTAAATCTATTGTTGAATTACTAACACCAGCAACTTGCTGATTTAGTTTACTTAATTCAGTATTAAAGTTTAATTCATCTTTAAAATTCTTTAATACATTATCTATTCCGTCAAAACTATCATTAAGATTTAATAATGATATATTTAATTCATCTACATCTTTTTTAGCGCTAAATATTTTATCTCCAAAAGCAACTAATAATGATGTAGCAGTGGATACAGCCAAAAGTATACCAGTAGGGCCAGCAAGTGTAGTTAACATTGCTTTAAAAGCACCTCCAGTACTACCTGTTTGTAATTTTAATCTTGTAAATGATTCTATTAGAGGATCAATGTTATTTGCAACACCTCTAATACCATAAGGAGCATCCTGCACAACTCTTGCAAAGTTTCCCATAGCAAAAGTAGCCTGGTTTGTTGTACTTGCAAGTTGTCCTTGTTTATCTTTTGTAAACTGAGATACTCTATTTAATTCAGTCTGCTGTTGCTTTAGTGCATTTAAAGCAGATACTAGTTTTTGCTGACTAGTTGTATTTCCTATAACAGATTGAAGTTTGGCTATATTGGCTTCTAACTGCTTTGTTCTTTGTTCTACTGCGCTCATACCAGCAGTGGCAGAAGCTACATCAGCGGTTATTTTAACTTTTAATTCAGCCATTATCTTTCTGTTTAAGCCTTTTTAAAGCATCCTTTTCTCTTTTCGCCTTCAGCAAGGTTTTTATTTGATCTTGCGTTATTTCTTCTTTAGATTCTAATTGCCAAGCATCCATTACAAACCGAACTCCATTCCCTTTGCCTACTAATGTTTCGCATATTAAGGCAGTTTGAAATCTCAGCAATACAGATTCAGTCTTAACTTTATCAATATATCCGTTTCTTAATAAGATATATTCATCAAATTCAAGATCATAAAACTCATGCGGAAGTAGGCCAATTTGACCGAATGCTTCCGACCTCATTTCATCCCAGGTTAAGGGTTTGCCACCTGGGGATTTACTTCCCCCTGTTCTTTGGATGAATTGGTATCAACAAATTTATTAATCAATTCTGCAGCTTCTTCTTGTGTCATAGAACCAACCAAATCTTCAGTTTGTTCTAATGTTAGAAACTCATTTATTTTATTTGTTTTATTATAGCAGTTTACACCACCATAAATTAATCCACAAATAAAAGTGAATTGACTATTTGGCTTATCGATTAATTCATTCATTAACAATGGATTGGATGATGTGGCTTCACCATAATATTTGGAAAACCACATCTTTCCGAAATCCAGTGTTATTTGTTTGCCGTTGATTGTATGTGTGATTTGTTTCATAGTTATTAGCTTGCAGGTTCAGTGTCAATGTCTCCCTCAATCTCAATAGTCATAGTGAACTTAGCAGTTTGACCGCTTGTATTCTGCTGACCAAGAGATGCAATCCAACCATAACCACCATGATAGATAGTCTCAGCTGAATCAGTTAAATGCCAATACTTTTTAGTATTGTTAGCATAAAGAGTTTGGAAATCATTGTAGGAAGCCTCATTTGCATCAGGAATTGTGTCAACAACTGCGTTTAAAGTCAAACGGTTGTTTTGAGGTCCTAATGTTTTTAAAGTTCCACAGTTAGTTTCATCACTAACTACGTTGCGGCTGCCATCGAATGATCCCTCACTCTGGCAAACAGCCGACTTTCTTGCGCCACTCGGTGTGTCTGAGTATTCGATAAACATCACACTGCCCGAGATTGTTGTAGCATCTGCCATTTGTTTTGTATTTAATTTTGATTAATAAAATGCTCGTATCTAATAATATATCTATAAATCTTCTCAGAACCATCATCTTCGTAAAGCTCTGTTTCTGATTGTATTGTTATTTGTGTAATTTGATGATCAGGAATTGAAATCCCAAATGAATTAGGACTTAGTATAACCTCATCATATATTTCTTGTGCAATTTGATATGCCACTTTGCTATTAGCTAGTGTGGCAAATTTAGTCAGTATATCTACTATAATTACTGCTGATTGGAAAAATGCACTATTGTTTAAATCTGTTTGATTGCTACCCTCAGAACGAATTAATACATGATTACCGTTTTCTGTAATAGGTACAGCATCTTTATAGACAGGCACACTTATAGTACCTTCTAAGGTTTTATACCATTCTGTTTTTAAATCGTATAATGCTGTTTTAAAAGGCATTAAATATATCTTTTAATCTTCTTTGTAATATTACAGATACAGGAACTACATTTTTAAAAAAGAATGGTTTTGCTTTTCTTCCATTTTTTGCAATATCCATTGTTATAGCCCAAGCTATATCTTTTTTCTCATTTTTAGTTTGCCTTTTGTTTTCTTTTTTACCTATATTTTTCTTTTTTACCCATGCATATATTGCATCAAAAAGACTACCATATTTATTTACAGGTTTTTGTCCTTTAAATAAAGCTGCAACAGAATCATAACCTACTTGTGGTTTATACCTTTTTTTTGTTCCAAATTCAACAAAACCAGCATAAGGTGCTTTAGCAACAACAGAATAACTAGCAAATCCTTCGGGTTCAACTCTTATACTTTTAGCTAATTCAAAAGTAAAAACAGAATCTTGTCCTATTACTTCAGAATATGCCTTAGTAGCAAATATTTGAGCAGTTTCTCTTGTAGCATCATCAACTCTTTGCTTCATTTGTTTTGAAGCAGTGTCAAATGCTAATTTAAATTCTTCCAATCCTATAAGTTGCGCTCTAATCAAGCTCAAAAATTGAAGTTGCAGAAATTTCCCAATAAAATCTTTTTTCTCCAGTTCTAGTTACGCTACTAATAGAATAAGTTTGACCAAAATATTCAATCCTATAATCAGGAGTAATATTATAGCCTCTAAATGGTATCTTAAATGTCTTAGAACCTGACATATCAGTTTTACCATCAGCTTGTGATCTACCACCACCTCCATCAGTCACTTCAGCCCACATCTTATAGGTTTCAGCTACAGTTTCAGTAGCATCCCCATCAGCGTCAATGGTTTGCGTGTACTTTAAGAGTTTTATTGGTTTTAGATTTCCTATCATCCTATCCAATTAGCGGTTTTGTAAATAGATGCTATGTTAATAGCTTCTCTACTTAATCCATCAACATTCTCATCACCTCTGTTAATATAACGATATGCCACCTCTTTATAGAGTGCATCTTTTAAACCTTTAGGTATGTTTGTATAACCAGCCTCATACTTCATTGTCATATTCTCATAGTTAGGATATTTTAAAATCCTACCATTAAAAGATATATCAAAGTCATCTGTGCTGATAGAGTCGCCCTCATCATCCCTTAAGTAAATAATAGTATTTACAGGACCAAAAGGAATATCAAAGTTACCACAAAGGTTGGTAAATTCTATCTCCCAAGTTTTAGTAATTAAACTTAAACCTGTGTACTCCTCCATTCTTTCTCTTGCTGATCTGATTAGAGTTTCAATAATAACGTCATCATCATCAAAGTCAGAGGATATTGACTCGGAATTGTCAATAAAACCCTCTAATCTGAGATAATTCTTTACCTCTTGAATAGTTAAAGGCTCAGTTATACCTGACTCCTCAGTCTGATCTTCCCAATCTATCAGTAAGTTATACAACATAAGATTTATTTAAAAAAAGGGGCGGGCCGAAACCAGCCCCCTATCACCACATCAACCACAGCTTAGAATGATCCGTAAATCAAGGCATCTGTTCTCATAATGTTGATGTCCTCAAAACACTCAACACGAGCAGTTACCAAGTTACGCTGGAAGTTGTCGCTGTCCTCGTAAGAGAACTCAACACGCAATCCTTCAGTCTCAACTCTTTCAAGGTAAGAAGCATCCAGGATAAGAGCCTTATCGTTTGTAACCCAAGAAGCACCAATTACAGGTACACCTGCAATACGGATGTTTCCGTTAGGATCAATGATAACACCACCAGGTACAGAGTAGTCAGTAGGCTTAGTCTTTAACAAGTCAGCCCATTGAGCATAAGATACTAAGGCAAAAGAAGCCTCGAAGTTTGCATCCAATTGATTAGCAATCCAATCTACTAATTGCTCAGCATCTACAGAAGCAGCAGTTGTTGTGCTACCTGTTGCAGCAGAGCTAACAGCAGAGAAGAAAGTGCTATTCTCTTTTTTGTAGAAGTCACGGAGCAACATACGCTGCAAAGTGTTCTGCAAGAAAGGAAGTTGGAACATCATCTGCTTAGAGAAACGAGCAAAACCAGCAATGTAGTCAGAAACAACTTTAACCTCTGTAAGGTCATAGTCAATCTGAGACTTTAGGTTACCTTCAGTTTGGATACCGATAGAACCTTCAGTTCCTGTCTCACGATAAGTCACATACAATCCTGTAGGACTTACAGCAGTTGGGATAAGGTCACGAAAATTTACTTTCTGAGCAGGTACTAAACCTTGGCGAGTGTTGTAAGTAGCAACACCATCACCTGAAAGGTTAGCAGAAGTTGTCATTGTACCTACAGCTTTGAGGTCAATACTCAACTTAGCATTTTTGTTACGCTGGAACTCATTGATTTCAGCTTGCTTAGAATCAAATGCCTCAGCAATTTGCTCAGAGAAAGCGTCACCGAAAGACTTATTTTTGTTGTTTACAGTCTTAGCAGCCTTCTCAGCAATCATTTGGTCAAGGGCAGCTTGATTTTTCTTAGCAGCCTCATCCATAGTAACTACAGCAGCCTTTACTTCAGCCACTTGTGTTTTAACATCTGCAATAGCAGCTTCATTAGCCGCTTTCATTTTTTCAACAGACTCAGTAGCAGATTTTACTGAGGCCTCAATTGATTTTAATTCTTCCACTTTTTAGGAATTTAATTTGTAAATAAAATTGTTCAATGTATGCTTAAGGTCACTTACATCAATAACCGGCTCCTTAGTTTCTGCAACTGCTTCAGCGGGTTGCTCCACAATAGGAGTGGCCTCAGTAGATAAGAGTGACTTAATTGCTTCGTTTACTTGTGCAAAGCGAATCTCGATAAACTCAAAAGCCTCATCAGTAAATCTACCATCTTTGAGACTCTTGATTAAAAGACCTAGCTCTTTGCTTAGCTTTTCGTGTTGATTTGTGATTTCCTCCTTAGTTAGGCCTTTGCCTACTGTTAGAGTTGGTGTGTTTGGGTTGGCTCCCCATAGTACAGCAGAACCTTCAAACAAAAGTATTTCCTTGATTAGGTTATACTCCTCTGCTTGTCCTTTCTGTTGTGCTTCAGCCTTAATAGTTCTAAACCCTACAGAGTGCTGGTTAATATGACCTGACTTGTAGAACTCTAAAACATCATTGCCCCAAGTTGTGTTCGGTACATTAGTAATTCCTACTAAGTAATTATCCTCAACATACAACTCAGAGAATTTGCCAATGGCTGACTTTAGGCTTGGGTTGTGGTCTGTTAAGTGCCAAATAAGATTAGCACCCTTAGGACCTCTTTCAGCCATAGTCTTGTTGTAAGCTCCGTGGTCAATGACATCATTATCAAAGTCCTTAGAACCCATTTGGCTAATAGCCACTTTCACTTTACGTGAAGTTTCTGATACATCTCTTACTGAGTCTGCTATCAGTTTTTGTTCAAAATATCTTTTCATAGTTTTTATCATGTTGGGAGGGTTAGGTCTGGTTCTTATTTCATTTTCCGCAGTATTGGCTATTGCCACCTAATCACCTCCCGTTATCTTCTGATTAGTCTACCTCTTGAATCTCTTTTAGGTACTATAACATAACTACATCTACAATTTATCACCATTCCTGGTGAACCTTCAGGAGCAAGAGGATATTCTATCTGTTCTCCGCTTCTAGGATCTGTAAAGTTTTCAAAGAAGTCTACAACCTGCCCGTCCATGTGATAGTGGTCTTTTGGTTGCTTAGGTCTAAATCCCCTAGTTCTAGAATCTTGAAATGCAATCCACTCCTTAACCATCTCATAATTAAAACCTAGTGCGGCTGCCTTTACTCCCGTATTAGCTGCCCTTCCTACTTCAGTTCTAACTATCCTTAAAGCCTGCATACTAGTAAATCCTGACTTAGTTAATATCTCAATCAGTTCATCTTGAGTCTTGCCTTTTTTAATTGCTTTCTCAATTACTACTAGCATGTGGTTTCTAAGGGTTTCAGAAGTTTTAACTATTCCAAATTGAACTAACGTTCTATTGAGTTCGCCTAGAATGTATTGCACCCAAGTCTCACTTCTACTCTTTTCGCCTATCTCTTGACGTATTCTCTTATAAGTTTCGTTAGCATGATAAACACCTACTTGCTTGTAGATATCTTGTAACGGCTTATAAAGTTTATCACTCCATAACTGAGTGCGCAAAAGAACTACAGCCTCATTGACTCCTTCTCTTTTTATAGTACCTATCAAAGAACTAACAACTTTGTCAAGTTGCTTTTTGACTCTAGGAAAGTGCTTCTTCTCGAACTTGAGATTCTGTCTCGCGTTCTCCTTTGCTAATAATTTCCTTTCCTGATCTGTCATTCATCAATCTTTGTCTTAGTGCCTCTCTTTTGGCATCCATCTTAGCTTTATATATCGCACAGCACTTCTCCTTTTTACAAATTGGATAAGTCTGTTTAATTATCATCTCAATCATCTACTTCGTCAGTATCCTCCATGTCATCCATATCATCTGAGCTTACTTCCTCATCAGGCTCCTCTACATCATACTCACTTAAAGGCATACCGTCCTGAGTAGTAATCCAAGGCTCATCAAATAATGGGTTGTCTATTCTTTCAAGTCCTAAGTGCATTCTCTGTTCATTCGGGCTTAAAGTCTTAAGGTCTTTAATCCAAGTACTCTTCTCAGCTACATCCTCAGCTAGTTCAGTAAAGACAGTATGATCAAAGTCAACATAAACATTCTGTCCTTTATATCCCCAGTCTGTTTGTAGCTTACGATTAAAGTGGTTTCTAAAGGCAACAAGGGCAGGAATCGCACAACGTGCTGTAAGGGCCTTTTCAGCCTCTCTGACGTTGTTATAGGTTGAAGTCTCAGCATCACCTATCAATTGACTAGGAACCCCATAAACGGCTGCAAATCGCTTCAAATCCCACTTCTCTGATTCTATGATAGAAAGATCAACAGGACTAAGCCCAACCTCTTGCCATCCCATTTTGTACCCACTCACACCAATACGGCCCCAGTTGTCTGAACCTACCCACTCACCTTTGCCTACAAGTTTACTTTTAACAGCTTCTACTTGCTTTCTAGTATCTTGAATATCAGCACCTCCGTTTAAGATTCTAGGATCATCAACATAGAGGACACCCTTAACACCTTGATTCTCAAGCATTGCGGCTGATGCCTTGATAGCTGAGTTTGACCGACTTAACCTTCTAAGAGCGGCTTTCAATGGACTCATGCCGTATAAATGCGCCCCGTTAACGTCCCAGTCGTAATTCTGATACTTATCATGCAATACTTGAGCCTTAGGAAAGAAAGCGTCCGAAAGGTTAGTCATTACATAAGCCTCCTCGATAATCGGAAACCTGTTAGTACTAGCAATAATGCTAATTTCCTGATAGGGTAAATTATGCAACTGAAAAGGCTTGCCCTGATTAGCTCCTAGTTGTAACATCTCAGCCCAAACAGTCCTACCGCCCGTGATTAGCTTCCATCCTGTTGAGTTACTAACAAGGTCTTGGAAAGTCTCGTATTCGTTAGGATATCTTAAAAGCTCACTGAGTCTGTCAACATAAACAGGTTCTAAGGCTTTCTTCTTATATCCAATTGCTTTTTTATAGTCCTGAGTGCTTAAGTCTTTTTTCCTCATCAAACCCTCATAAGACTTGAAAGCCTCCTCATCCACTATCTTATAGGCCTGCCATTCAGGGAGCCTAACCTTATCCGTAATTAAGGTAACAGCTGTGTAAATGATATCATTAACCTGATATCCGTCAATAATGTAATTCTTTCTATTGTCAGCAATACCAACATAGGTTCCCCCCATCATTGTATATGAAGCAAAAGGCTGACCAACATTCATTAAGGGTAAAGCCTTACCTCTTAACACATTCCAAGCATCTTGTATTTTACCCATATTACCACGCCAAGACCTCGAATCTCGGCTTATTTAATTTTGTATAAATAGCGTACCGCATAGCGTCACACAAGTGATCCCACATTTTTACAGGCTCCTCGTTCTGATGAATCTTGCCATCCTTATCAACCTTCCATCTGTATGACCTAATCTCTTTAATCAGGTTAACACTCGAAGGACTAATTATAAGCGGTTGACTCTTAACCTTTTGTATTCCAGCGTAAACGTCTTTAGAAGCGGGCTTCGCATTAAAGCCGGCCCTCGTCAACTCCTCTATTGTCTTAGGTTCGGCATTATCGCAAAAAATTTCAACGTAATTGCTTATCCCTAAGTCCTTTAATCGTTCCGCTAGATCGCTAGTAGTTAGCTTGGTTTGGTATATCATTTCCTCGACATAAGTCTTGCCCTCTTTAAAGCCAACCTTAACCATTGCCGTTGGGACCGAATAACCAAAGTCCAACCCGTACACAACCTCACAACCTTCAGGAAATTCGCCTTGCTTCCAGTGTGTGTAGATTATTTCCTGACTCGTTCCCCTTTCGCCTAACCCGTAAACCTTCCAAAGATTCGCATCCGCTTCCTTCAGGCTTTCAATCTCGTTAACTTGCTCCTTCGGTAGAAAGGGGTTATCCTTGTAAGTAGAGTGGATTAATAAGTTCCCTTCCTTATCGGCTACATCATAAACCCATGAAGATTCATCCACTGGATTGAAGTCTAGGAATATCGTCTTACGCGTTCTAAAAGCTAATTGTTGGTATATCGATTGACTGAGTAGGTTGGCCTCGTTTATATATAGAATATCCCTACCCGGCCCTCTAACCTTTCCGGCATCCTCAGCCCCGAAAAACTCTATATAACTTCCGTTTGGGAAATTATATATATTGTCGGTCTTATTGAAGGCGTCATCCGAATACAGCTCGGCCTTTTCCAGTATTTCAAGAACGTCCCGCCTCGCTCCCCTTTTCAAGTGGGGTAATGAAGGGCTGACGATTGAGATACTTACTTTTTCCTTATGCGGTATGTAAAGAGCTAATAACTGAGCTATCGAATAGGTTTTACCCGATCGGGTGCTCCCCTGGTTCGCAATTACTCGGTAGGTCCTCAGATCGTATGCTTCCCGATTCTTCCTGAATACTTCCGTAAACTTGATCTTGATATTCTTCATGCTGTGGTTGTGCTGTTGCCTGTTCGAATACTATATTAACGCCCCCCTCATGGTTCATTGATATAAACTGCTTGGCCTTCCCGTATCCACGATTCAAAAGCAATTCGGCGGCCTTTACATCACCTTTGGCGGCTTTCTTAAGCATGGCCTCGATAATAACTTCCATGCCGTCACGCCCGTTCTTATTCGGTCCTAGAACCTCAGCCATCAACTTGTCCAGGTCCGGGAGCTTCTTTGGTCTTCCGTTCGGGTTCCCTGACTGACCAGGCTTCCATTTAGTATGCTCGGGAGGTATTGGCAAGTGCCTGTTATTTTCGTGTTTCTATGCTTGTTATTGTAATTCTCCGCCTTAATTCTTAGCACAATATACTAAATTTTTTAGTATTAATGAAATATACTTATACACAGAGAAACAAACCCCTATTTTTAAAAAAATATGTATATTTATTTGGAATCCTATTTAACATGTATGTATATTTGATTATTAATTAACCAAACATTTAACAACATGAAAAAAGCTAACACACTCCGCAAAGTAACTGTCTCTATTCGCTGGTATTTCCGTGACTTTTTTAGTATCAGCAATGGCTATACTATTTTATCATCTAACATTTAATTTAACTATTTATGAAAAACTACACAAAAATCGAGGGCACTAATTACGAGTTAAAAAGCTGTACTTATTACCACAAGGGCGGCATGAATTATTTCACTAGCCGTAATGAGGCGCGCGGTTATTACTTAAGCGTTACCCCTGTCCAGGTTGAAAGGAGGGCGGACGGTATTATTATTGAATCTTATTCGGCTTTTTCAGGTATTAAGCAACTTTTAATTGAATGCAAGCGCAAAAGCAACAAAACTGAGGAACAGGCTGAACAGTTGGCAATTTCAAAAGTCTTTGATCTTGAGGAATACGTAATTAATCAACTAAAAAATAAAATAAAATGAAACAGTTATTAACCCTTTTATTTGTACTTATGGCCGTCTGTTATTTAGTTGGCCTTTTGCAAGATCAATTTTGTAAATAATTAAAATCAACGATTATGAGAAAAGTATTTAGTTCAAACCCCGCACTTTGTCACGCCTGGGCAAACCAATTACAACCTGAGGGCCGCGGTAGTTCAATGTATTTCGATGGGCCTGTTATTTATTCTTATGGGCCTCATTATGAAATTGCCCGGTTTTTAACTACTGAGGACGGCGAACAGGTTTGTTTTGTCAATTCTAACGGCTACAGTAATACAACAGCAAAACATACTAGCCACGTTTGGCGTTCAATTCCTGATGGGATAGAAGTATTTAAAGTGCCTTTTGTTAGGTCTTGTGGACGTCAATTTATTAGGGTTGAGGATATCAGCGCTATAGTTGACGAATTAAAAAAACAGACCAATGACTTGATTAACAAACAGTTAACGGCCCGTTCAAACTTTTATCATTTTATTGACGCTAAAAACAAATTCGACGATATTAACAATATTGCGGCTTTATTTAATCTTTTGCCCGTTTCTGTTTCTGATTTTCCAAACTGGGGCGAAGCTGAAAAAAAATACCAATATATCAAGGACACAGAAAAGCAAAGGGATGAGGAAAAAAAGGCAAAAGAGCTAATTAAACAGCATGACAACCTTAAAAAATGGCTTATCGGTGAATTTCACGGTACTTTATACAACATACCCGTGCATTTTAGACTAACCAGTGACGGTACCGAAATACAAACCACAAAAGGGGCCAGGGTTAGCTTAGAAGCTGCCAAAAGGTTATACAATAAACTAAAAAACGGTGAAAATTGTAAAGGGGAAAAGATTGATGGCTTTACACTTATTGACAATAACCCCGAAACGATTAAAATAGGTTGCCACGTCATTAACTGGCCAATTGCCGACAACTTTTTTGCTCAGGTTAACTGATGAGGGTTGAATACCCGAAACGGGCCTTTCTAGGTCCGTATTAACCAAAAATACATTTATGAACCACATTATTGAACATTTAGAAGCTATGAGCGGGCAATTTGTTACCCTTTCTCTTTGGCCTGGGCTTGACAGGACTATTAAAGCTGAGGGGAACATTTTAAAGATTAACGAAGGCCGCTCAGGAACTTTTGAAGGCGTTTCCGAGTCTTTTTACGATCAATTAGTCAATACTTATGATTCACGATATAAAAATAATATCGTTAATATCGTCAAATTTATTGCTTCAAGATAATATAAGGCCTTAGGGCCTTTTTTTAGGGCCTATTTTTTTTATCCTTGTCCTTTCCTTAACTTATTTTTTTAGCCCTTTAAATAGCTACTAATGAACTAAAAAAGCAAACATATTAAGTAAGCGCCCTAACGGGCTGAACTAGGCAAAACTAAGTACTTACACTTATGCACTAAGCGTTTACCCCTACCGTAGAAATGTCAAGGGGGGCCGTGGAAATGCACAAGGGGGCCAGTGGAATTTTTTCCATACCCCGCCAGTGGAATTTTTATCAGGTAGCCAGTGGAATTTTTAGTAAGGGGCCGATGGAATTTTTATTGGGTAGCCGATGGAATTTTTACCACCCGTGGAAATATATACCCCGTGGAAATTAAAAAGGGGCAGTGGAAATACCAGCCGTGGAAATTACAATTTGCTATTCCAGTCAGATAGTATCCTAACCATCTCTAACATAACACCTTGACCACCTTTGCACTTTAGAATGTGCATACCATCTAAAGACTTTACTTCTTCACTAGCGTCTGATGGGCAAAAACAATATCTAGCCTTTTGAAACATAGGGGTATCCCATGATGAATCCCCTATAGCAATCTGATAATCAAAAGGGATTAATTCTTTGTTTCTAAGTATTGTCATCTCAGCACCCGACCTTCTTAGGTAATGATCTGCACCTGGCCATGAGGAGGCCGTGACAATATGCACCTCGAATCCCATGGAAATAAGTTCCTTAATGGCTCCTAAGTCTTTGTTATTGAATGACTTAATTATTTCCCCTTGATGGTTTACCCATATCTTACCATCCGTAAGAACGCCATCTACATCTACGCAAATTGTCATTATTTAGGTTTTTGTACTATATAAATAAACCAAGTTTTATCTCCTAGTTGCTTTCTAATTAGTTTATAAGGGTTTTCATCTATGGTAGTATAAATATTTTCTTTATATCTTATTTTAATTGAATTTTCATCACAATAAATATCGTGCTGATGAAAGCCTTGCCAATTTTCGTGTGTTGCCTCATTCTCAAAACCTTGAATTATTAAATAACCTCCAGGTTTGACTGATTTATATAACGAACTAAAAGCCTTTACAGGATCTTGGGTGTGGTCAATTGCATTACTTATGTGAACTATTTCGTAGTCATTTTTAAAGGGTAATTCCTCAGCAGGAAAGGCCATTGGTGGAGCTAGCTTATGTCTTTCATAATCAAACACAAGCCTGTAAAGGTCTCCTAATGGGTCCACAGCCCTAACATTTACTAAGCCATTGAGAATAGAGACTACTCCTGATCCTACATCCAATACAGTTTCGTGTGGAACACTTTTAATAAAATCTACTGTTTCTTGGTGTAGTTCAGGTGTCTTTACTTTTTTAACCCATCCGCTAAGGAATCGGTCTGTCTTTACAAATTGCTGCCAAAAGGCTAGTTCATGGTAAATGCCATGTAGTTCTAAAGTTGTCATTTTTTATATGTTTCGTTGTAGTATTGTTCTGCATTATTGAATTCGCTAATGTCTATAACTCCATCAATTCCATTATCTTCTTCTGCTTGTCTATATCCCGCATTAAAATCATCCTTCTTTTGTTGCTTATCCATTGCTTTTGATGTTTCTTCAAGAAACTCCCAATCAGATGGCAGAAACTTTTTTTTAATATGGTATATCTCATCAAAGTGATACAGTAACCATTCTACTGCTGTCATATTATTTGTTTTTAATGTTAAGGGAATATTCAATTGTAACAAATGAGCCATCAATGGTAAATTCGGTTATTCCATTAGTGCTTACAAAAGTTATATTGTCATCTATATCTCTAATTTCAAGACCTTTTAATTTTGTGTCTTTTTGCCAATAATATTTATCCAAACAATGATAAACATCATTTGCTGTGTTGTAGCTAACTTCAATAACTTTAGTAAATCCATTTTCTTTGTTTGTTAAAGTAATCTTTGCCATATTTATTTGTTTTTATAGGTTTCGTTGTAGTATTGTTCTGCTTGGTCATTTGTCCACTGTGTATGGTCGTGTTTATCAAAAACTCGTTGCCCTTCTATGTGAGCATCAATTATCTGTTCTTTATTCATTGCTTTGGCTTTTTCAATAATTTCATCAAATGATATGTTATAATTCTCATCAGTTAGTTTTTTCAAGAATTCTTGTTGTATATATTCTACTGCTGTCATATTATTTGTTTTTAATGTTAGGGGAAGATGTGTCAGGACTTTCCTGCACAATCTCATAAGTTGCTTCAAAAATATCTTTATCAACAAGCCATCTTTCACCTTTTACTCCAACACACAGATATTCTCTACCAAAACCGTGACTCATATGTCTTTGATTTTCAAGTGTAGATACATATGGTACTTTGATTTCGTGTTCACCAATAAGACCAGAAGTGTGTATGCAACCATCCTCATCAACATCTTCATCGTTGTAATACCTACTTATAAATCCATCTTCATCTCCTTCTTCAAATAGTTTAGCTTGAACTGTTGCTGTTTTTCTATATGTTTTAAATGCTGTCATATTATTTGTTTTTAATTAAAGTAAAGTAAATACGTGAATGACAAGGTTTACTACGATATACGATGATATGGCTAATAAAACAAAACCTAAAATATTACATTTACAATTTTCTTCTATTTGGTTTTCATCATCTTTTGAAATCTCTTCATTTTCTCCTTTGCTAAATACATTTTTTAATATATCATCTGAATATTTGTCTACTCTTTCAAGGTATTCTTTATCTTTTTTCATACTATATGTTTTAATGTTTATTAAGGATTTATTTTATGAAACTGTTGGGACTTTAAAAATTTCTCGTGTCTATCATTTATACTCTTAATAGCAAAATACTCGTATAACTGTACACCTGTAAATATTATTACAAGTATAAGTACAACATCTGTAATGAGTTTAATAACTTTTAATGTTTTCATAGTTTAAGTTTAATGGGAAGCTCTGTCACAGCTTCCCGTTTAGAATTAAGCTTTTAAATAATCTTGACATTCACGAACTACTACAAACTCTTTTCTTTCCTTTTCGAGAGCCATTTCTAATTCATAAATTCTGCCTGCAATAATCTCTAATTGCTCGTCAAGTTTTGTGATTAATACTTCTTTTTCCATTTTATTTATTTTGTTGGTTTAAAGTTGATTGTTACGTTTACTAATTGACCATCATCTTGTCTAGTCCAAGTTATGCTATCTACACTGACAAGATTGATTCCCATATTATTTGGAATTACACCGATTGGGAATGGGCATTCTGCCCCATTAGTAATCTCTTCTACTGTTTTTGTTTGTGTTTTCACTTTAATTATTTGGTTGACCTATACACCATAAGGTTTTATTTGTTTTTATAGATTTCTATGTAATATTGTTCTGCTTGTTTAGTTGCTTCCATTTCAAGAGGTCGTAACAATCCAGATAAATGAGCATTTGTTATCTGTTTTTTCTCCATTGCTTTGGCTCCTTCTAATATCTTATTAGCAAATTCTTGGTCTCTATTGGGATTATTTAACATTAGAAATAACCATTCTACTGCTGTTTTTGCTGGTTCATATAATCCATCTTTAGCATCCTCATTCATTATTTCTGTAATGAGTTGTTTTTGTTGCTCTTTGTCCATATTATTTATTTGTAGTGATGCTTAATATAATGTGTCTTAGAAAAGCCTTTTTATTCTCTATGCTCAAAGCCTCCTCTTTTGTGCGTTCTTTCACTCCCATACGATACTCTGATATACAACCACGTATCCTTACACCATTTCTATATGCAGGAAGAGATGTTCTCAGGTAGACACTATCTTTGTGTTTTCCTTTGGTGACATATGCGCTTATCTTCATAACTGACTGATTTGACTATTTATAGCTCACATATGAGCAATAATGTGACTTATATAGCTCAAATATGAGCCAGAAAGTGCCTTTTATGACACATTATGCAGTAAATTATATGCAAATGTATGAGAGTTACTTATTGATTCTAACTACATCTAGTGTACATCCAAACATCTTGAGCACCTGAAGAACACTATCAAGGTTTAGATTAGTCTTTCCCTGTTCTATCTTTCTTATAACAGTGAGAGCTACACCAGCTTTTTCAGCAAACTCCTTTTGGTCAAGTCCTATCTGCTTTCTTCTTTGCTTGACAAAGTTGCCTATCTTTAAATGTTCCATACCTTCCCCATCACCTAGTATCTTATCTAAATCACTAGATATTAGTAAAGGAGTAACTAAACAGCTGTTCAAGAGAAGTGAATTCTTATCAAGCTCTCGCTGAATCCACCATCTTTCTCTACCATCTAGATCCTCCTCTAGAGGAACATATTCTAGAACATTTACAACAGGTGCATGACCTATGCTTTTGAGATCATTTACCCACTCCTGAACCTTTTCAGAATGACTCTTGGTCAAGTGTTGTAAAGGTCTCATCATGCCTTGTGTAGACTTACCAATGTAGTGTACCTGATTAGTGAATGGACAAGAGAGGGAATAGATTAGTCTTTGGGATTTCATAATTATATCTTTTTACATACAAATGTAAATAGAAATAATGAAACTACCAAATAAATCTTTTAAGACATATAAAATGACTCATATTGTCGTATAAATGTGTCATAAAAGGCACATTATGGTGTGTTTTTGGCCTTTTTATGACGCATGTCGCATGTGACGCATGTGGCACAAAAAAAGGAACAGCCCATATTTCAGGGCTGTCCTTTCATCCTTAGTAACCCAACTCGTCAAATCTTACATTGCCTTCCATCTCTTACCTACAGTGCCTGTAGGCTCTTTAGCTCTGCCTTTACAGCCATACCCATTAGTGGCACAAGATGTAAGGCCAGCCAGTAGTGCTAGCATAACCATCACTACCAATACTATTTTAGCAACTCTTTCCATGTTTTTTAATTGAATTAGTTAAAAATAAGGGCCCAGCATAGAAATGCAGGCCCATTGATTGCTTGCTTATGAAAACTTAGAATGCATCTATCATGGCTGCTAGCTCAAGGGCTTGCTCATAGTTTTCAGCCCATACGCGATAGCCACTAATGATCCATAGTTTCTTACCATCTCGCTCTTTTAGAGGAAGTGGATAGGTGATGAGAGCCTCATCATTTGCTGAATGATCCATAATGCGTTGATTTTAAATTGTTTACATTAAGTTTTCCCAATCTTTCTTTGTATAACCCGTAATACCCCATCCTATTAACACTATCAAGTGAAGAAATGGAGCAATGAAGAAGAACATAGCTGCTATCCAGAAGGAATCTAGACCTAAGTTCTCAATTTTGTCTAATGTTATGACAAAACATAGCAGCCATACAATGGCTAATAACACTGTAATCATGTTAAATAAATTTAAATTGTTGATTAATAAGGATTTAGTTCTGCTTTCAAAGCGTTTAATATCTTAGCTCTCACCATAGCTTCACCTTTTATACGCCAGTGATCTGGTATTGAGCCTGTTGAGTCGACAATATCTTTCTTTTTACCTAGATGTACACCAACCCATTTGCGCTCTCCTTTCTTAAATGGAACAGCACCTCTGGCTTGTACATACACTCTTTTGGAATCTTTGCTATCTGTTATCATATTGAACGTGATGGACATATTTGCCACTGCCTGTTCACACTTATACACAGATATTGCATGTAGAACATCTTCTATTGACATCTCATCGTTCTCATATTTCTTTCTAATGTCATCACAGTGTTCCAACATATCTTCAAAGTCCTCTTGTAAAGATAGATAGTGGTATAGTTTAAACTTATCTTTTACTTTAGATTTCATATACAAAGAATTGATTAATAAGGAGTTGTGTAAAAATATATGGTTTTGCATCACCAAAAAGCCTCTATTCTATGAAGTAGAACAGATGAACACCTATTACATTAAAAGCCTAATTACCTGGAGTGTTCTCCCATAAACCCTTAATTCTTTTAAGTAATTAAGCTCATAGGTCACGTCTGACCTATCCCTCTGCACTCAGATGTAATAGAAAACATGGGTAATGCAGAAAACTTCAGGCATTACTTAGTATTTTACATCTATTACATCCGCCAGCCCTTGGGAAGCTGAATCTTGGTGCATTAAAATATGTGGTTCATGGTAGTACTTATCATTGTAGTCCTATTTCTCAAGGCGTTCAATAAGCTTTTCTACTACTTCACCACATATAAAAGAAAAGAGCCCTGTTACAGGCTCTTATCCCTCAAAAGAACTTTCTTTCATACTCATCCAATGCTCACGATGTGCAGCTAAAGCTAGCTTCTCAAGCTTATCTGCCATCTGTCTAAGCACCTCTCTATGGTTTACATTTGAATAAGATAATGCTTTACACTCAAGAGAGATATCCTAAATCTTTTCATCTAATGACTTAATGGGTTCCATCGTTTTATGCTTTAAATGGTTAATTAATGCTATATTTATAGTTTATAGCGTTTTACAATTGAGAAGTGGTGATAATAGGCCTAAATGGTACAATGGGTCATACAGCCTCTCTCTAACTCACACAAAATCAATGCATTGTGCATCGATTATAGTCCCACCCAATCAACATTTCATGTTTACCCACCCATATATATAATGAATAAAAGAAAGTCTCCCCTAATTGAGGAGACTTCCGTAAATCATTACACGAGCGAGTTAGCAAGAATGCTGTTAACAGCTTGCTCGCTGAGACCAGCTGTGGTAGCCTTGCTACGAATGTGCTGTTGTACTGCAAGTTCGATGTCTGAACCAATGGTACGCTCTTCGATTGCACAAGCCTTTAACTCATCAATGTCTTTGAACACGGATAGTGCGCTGATACGAGGAACCTGTACTGCCTTACCATCTTCGCCAATTGCAGGATTGCCATCCTTGTCAAGCTGACCAATCATCGTGGTATCAACCACCGCGTAGAATGGGAACTTAACTGTAGGATTAGACCATTTCCCACTTTCATCCTGTTTGTTCTCATAACCCAACTCGGTCATTTGGTTTCTGTGGATGAAGAATGTCTGACCATAGGCTGTCTTAGCTGTGAAGTTACCTTTCGCTGACCATACGCCTGATTTAACACGCAGTTCTTGTGCCATAATATTCGACAGTTTTTTACAAGGTGACTCCTTGTTAACGAATTACACGGGGGGTGGCTCCCACCGCGCACTCTGCCCCTGGGTCCTTGGTGTGGAGTAAGCT